GCCGTGCGTGCCATAGGCAGCAGCATTGACCTTGAAGTAGCGTGCCACATAGCGGTTGTATCTATTACCCTCTGTGAATTCGGTGAAGATATCCTGACGGCTGTTGCAGGAGTCAAGATGCTTGTCACGAATGCTCTTGCAGTAGGTGTTGTTGTCGCCTCTGCGCGAAGGTGCCATGAAGGTGTCGATGACGTGCTCAAGCTTCTGGTAGTTCTTGAAGACGTTGGCATACTGCTCATCAGTAAGGCTCTTCGCACCGATATGTACGTGCAGCCCCGTGGACTTGTTGACGTATGCATTGGCGGCATTCAGCGCATTGCAGCATAGTTCAAGCTTCGAGAATCCGTTCTTGTTGCCGTCAAGAACCGGAGACACGCACTCTCTCTCTTCGCCCTCACGGCCACGTGTGGCATCTACGGAAGAATCCGTGGTGATTTTGAAGTAGTCGCGGGTGTCGCGGTGGTTATAAGACTCATAGCTGTAACGCAGCCCGCTGGCATTTGCGGCGATTTCGAAAGGCTCGCGGGGCAGCATGCATTCAATCTCTACGCCAAAGGTGTATACGAAACGCTGTGAAGGCTCGCGATGTACCACAGGCAGGATAAAGTCCACCTCGTTCTCACGGATACCCAGCTTGACGAGTGCCTGCACCTTCTTGCTACGCGACATCTTGCCGTTGATAATGTCATTCATCTGCTCACTGAGGGATTTCTTGTTCTCGAAACCGTTGCCGAAAAAATTCTGTGCCATACTCGTTTGCCATTTTTTTCATCAGAGTGCCGCTCTGGTTCTAGGGTTAAACATCTGTGAACTGATTCACGGTGCAAAGATACAAACTTTATTTTAACCCTGCAAACATTTTGGTGTTTTTCTTGTCTATTTTAACATTATTTATACTTTGGTGCGCTATTATATTATATATGGTAAAAGGACCACCTTCCCAGGCAGCCCTTTTTCACAACAATGCAAATTGTCTGTTTACGAAAAACACTTCAAAACTATTTATATCATTAAATCACAAAAAATCGTCAAACAGGTCGTCCTTCTTCACGCCAAGTGTATCGGCATAGCGCGTCAGAAGTTTCTCGGACATATTGCTTCTGCCGCAAACAGCAGAGTTTACCGCCTGTACGCTGACACCCAGCCTGTCGGCAAGCATCTTCTGCGTCATGCCTTTCTCCATTAATATCCTATCTATGCAAAGCATCATACAAAGTCTATGAATTCCAGTCTTAATTCCTCACACATCTGCTCGAAGGATACGTCCCTGAGCTCCTTCATTCTCCTATCCCAGTCCAGGTATACTATCCCACGGGATTCCACGACATAGCCATAGCTTCCCGATACAGGCCTGAAGTCCTTGCTCTTCGCCTTCGCGACATCACGGTAGGTAATCTTCCTGCCGCCGGTGTCGTAGACATAATCCACGAAGCATACTACGACATAGTTGTCATCCAGCAGCTTCCTGAGCTTCTCATAGTCGCTGCTCATCACATGCGAATAGTAGTTCTCCCTTCTCGTCATCTCTCGAAAAGTATTATCATCCCCGTTGACAGCGCATACTGGTTCTCCGCCCTGGCACCATCGCTCACCGACCAGCCGTCAAGCATATATATGCCGTCGCAGAACATCATCATAAAGACATCGAATGCCAGACAGGCCTTATACGGCAGGAATCTCAGAAACCACTGCCAGCGGCAGGGATTGAACACCTTATAGCCTTTCTTCCTAAGTCCATGCTCTGCAGCAGCAAAATGCGCCCTGTATTCCTCCCTCGGACGGGAAGACATCGCACCGCTGACATAAATCCTATGCTTCTTCATTGCTCAAAGTCTATGAATTCCACATTATGCTTCTCCATCATCTCTTCAAAAGACGCAGGGTAGTATTTGTATTTCTTCGCGCTGGTCTCGTTATAGCGGATATACTCAATGCCTCTCACAGAGAAAGAGTAATGTTCGAACTCCTTCTCCTCGCTGGGCACGAAACAAGCCTTGCAGACATCACGGCAGACAAAGTCCCCTGCCTTATAGTCCACGAAGCATACCACCATAAGGCCGCTGTCGAGGTAGTGCCTTAGCTTCTTGTAGTTCCTTGACAGCCTATACCTGTTTTCCGCCATTATCCCTAGTGATTTTACCAAGAGAGATGACGAACTGTCCGGCATCAATCTTCACATCCTCTATCTCCGCCAGCATGAAGGTATTCGTAGCACCCCTGCGGAATCTGACATGGGTGTATGCGCCGGGGTTGTCGCCCACGCGGTAGTAAATACCTTTTTTCTTCATATAGTCCTCGCGCTCCGACGGGTCTTTGAGGGTTTTTATCAACTCGTCAAGTTGTTCGGAATCCATGCTACGCACGTCGATACCGCCCAGCAGGCGACCCATATAGTAGTCGTCAAGCTTGCGGTATTCCTTCTTTTTCTTTCCAGCACTGATAAGGTCGTAATACACCCCCATCAGGCGCAAATCCAAAATATTCATATCTTCTTTCTTAATAATGTTACATACTTACAGCGCACAAAATACCCGAACTCGATATGTTCCCTTTCCGTAACGGGAATCCTCAGATATTCCGTCTTGTAGTTCTCTACGTTCTTCCTGATGAAGTCCGGCAGTTCTTTCAGCTCCTGTTCTCGCATTTCCTTCTCAACAACCCTCCACTAAGAATATGGTTTACCGTGAAAAACTGCCTGTCGACCATCGCCAGCACGTCCTCCTGCGCAGGGCGGTACCATTCGTAAGTCGCTGATATGTTCGGTGCTATATCCTCATAGAACGAACTCATGGCATCCCCGTGGCAGTACGGACATTCTATGCCCATAGGTGTTACGCCATTGTCCTTGTCAATGGTCTTCGTAATCCTTCCGCACTGCGTACACGTATAGCAGTTTACCTTGCCCTGGTATTCTCCGGGTTTGCCATACTCCTTAAGCATAGCCTTGTAGCGTCTGGTAACTTCCTTCCTGACAGTCTTATCCATAGAATTCAAAATAACATTTATCCACCATTATGCGCTCAATCTCTGACACGGCTCTTCAATCCTAGGCATTGTAACAGCCATACCCGTCTCCTTCGAAAAATAGGTATGCATCATATCCGCATACACTTCTTTATACTGCGCCACGACATGCGCGTTATTGCCGTGCTTGCGAATGAAACGCAATTCATAAAGGTCTGAGCCTTCGTTATACGCCACTTCGAACAAGTTGATGTTATGACAGTTGCTGCCTACTGACATCAACAAATACACCTTGCCGTTGCTCTCGCCATAGACCACGGGCTTGCACCCTGTCACAAAAGAGAAACGCTGCGAGCCAAGCTGCTGCCAGATGGTATTGGCAATAGCGTTGCGCTCTTTGTCGGAATAAATCTCATTCATACCTTTCACCCGTTTAAGTTTATACTGTGTTATCTCACAGGTGCAAAGGTACGACATTTATTTCAAACAAACAAGAGTTTATACTTTTATTTTATCCGTTTTAACATTTATTGGCTTTGCTGTGCCTTTAATGCCGCCTCTTTGGCCTTCTGCTCGGCCTGCATCTCGGCATTACCCGCCTGGATAATCTCACTTGTTTCTTGACGCTCGAAAGCAGCGAGCTTGATTTTCTCTATCTCCTCCTGCGGGGCATCGGTGATGGCGAGCATCGTCACTGCCGCCTCAAGCGAGATAAGGCCTGCACCATACAGGTTGCCTATCGCCGCCCAGTTCTTCGTAGCATCCTCCGGGAACGGGTCTGAGAACTCAAAGTCAATCTTCAAGGCATCTATCAGCGTCTTCTTGTCGGGATAAAGGAGGGTAAGAATCTTCAAGGTAAGGTTCTTGAAGCGCTGAATCATTTCTTCGTACACCTCCAGCCTGTTAGCACGCTTGATATATCCAAGTATCATCGCATTGCGTACCGCCACACCTGAGAGTGTGCCTAAGCCCTTCATATTCTCAAAGGAAAAGTCAGGTGTGAAGGTGTCGAATAGTATGGTACTGTTGAGGTTGTCCTTCTCGTCGCGCCTGGTTACGGAATCCTGCGGAGGTGCAATATACTTGAACTGCGACTTCTCTGACGGCATCTGTATGAGCCTGCCCGGCTTGTCAATATCGGGCAGCGAGTGTATGACATCCGCCGTGGCAGCGGCTATCGGGTCGGCAAAGTAGTTGTTGGTATCAGCGGTCTTCGAATCCAGCATCTCGTCACGCCTTATGCGCTGCTCAGCACCATCCCACGCCTTAGGCTGCAAGAACAGTATGGCATTGATTTTCCCCGACGGGTTCGGCTTTCTTTTGACCTTCCAGCCAAAGCCGCTCTTCACGCATTCATAGATGGCTTCTGCAGTAAGGATATCCCAATGGCGTACCTTCTTGCCATTCTCCTTCAGCACATAGCCATAGGCAAACGCCACGAGGTTATGGTACTGGTCGAAGAGATACTTGATGCGGTATCCCGTGCTCCGTGCTACGACAAAGACATCCGTACCTATCGTCTGGTCTGGCTTCTGGTAGAAATGCGTGACAAGTGCCGATACCGTCTCCGCACCGGCAAGACGCTTGCACTGTCTGATTTTCGCATTGAAGAACGTGTCTTTCAGGTAGTCTGTAAACAAGGTGAAGGCCTCGTCGTCGCCTTCCACCTTTTTCCATTTGATAGGAACGCCCAAGAGGAAGAACAGCTCCACCTCGTTGATATACCTCTCCCTGGTACGCGGCAGCTTCTCGGTGATATACGGCTCTGCATCTTCACGGGTCTTGTTCGGGCGGTTCATCACGTCGTGCAGCTGCGGGTTGTATTCCTTCAGCGCCTTGTCGATATCCTCCTCCCTGTCGGACATCATATTCAGCACCCTGTCGACCTTGCTCTCCTCCATCAGCTCGTAGATGGTCTTCTTGGCACCGTCAGAGCCTAGGTAAAGGTTCTTGAAGTAAGAGCGTATGTCATCAAGAAAAGTAAATTCCATATCAAATCTTTTTGCGCAAAACTAATTTTGGCACAAAATTAATCCCGAAACAGGTTTATATCCGTACAAAAGGCCTCCTAAAAGCGCACACTTTGTAAATTGTAGCAAAATAGTACTCAGGGAAGCAAACCTAGCTGCATTTTCCACATCACCCATCGTTGCATATTTCAAACTTCTTTTCGCTTCATAAACGCAATATTCAATAAATGCTAAAGAAATTCGTGAGTCTTTTCTGCTCACTCCAACGCCGTGCAGCCGGCGCAATATGTTGTAAAGTAACAATAACAAGCCTTTTTAATATTTTCGACTATGTCGCCAAGCTGTGTCTCATGTCCGCTATCTGTGTGGAGAAGACTTTTCTTCTATCTTGAGTCATCGCTGCGTCCAGCATTACCGAATGGAGCATCCTTCGGCATAAGGTGCCACAGCACACCCGATATATCATTTTCACCATTATCAAGTTCAGATACATTCCGTACCTGTAAGTGCTACATATTATAGCTCAGCTATGTGCTACAATACAGTGTAATAGCATGTGTTACATATTCGGCGAGTGACATATCCTCACCTCAAGGGTGTGTAGCCACCCCAGATATATCTTCTTAACCCTGTTGTCAAAGAACGTTTCTGAATCCGTATCCAACTGCTGTTTTGCTGCAGGCACTATACAGAACGGCAAGTACGTTGCATCCGCATAGGCAGTTAGTGCGTGACAGTATCCTCACCTCAAGGCGGTGCAGCCCGCCCGGAAACATCTTCTAGCCTTTCAGCTCAATGCCATACATCTTAGCCTTGTATGATATCTTCTCCTTCAGGCCGTAATATCCCCAGTTGCGTAATACAAAGCTATCCCCGCGCACGTTATCCTCTTTTGCCCTATCCTCACGGGGCTTCTGGTCGAGGAGCATTATCTGACCACACCTGTTCTTCACCGCGATATCCACAAGCATCTTGGAATACATGTGCATCTTTGTATTGCAGTAGTTCTTCTCTACCTCGTGCCAGCGCTCGATGGCCTGGCACTTCTTCTTGCGTCCGTGGCCACCCTTGGAATACCTGTTGTTTATCTGACAGCGGCGTACAGCCTCTTGAATCTGCGTCCTGCGGTAAAGGAACTCTTCCTTCGTGCCGATGGTAAACCACTTCAAGCCGGAATCATACCCGTTCTTTGCCCTCACGTCGGTAGAGCATACGATAGGAGTCATCACATCAAGGTATGCGAAGAGAACCTTGTCCTTGTCAAGCTTCACTTCTTTCATAGGCATATCGACACACAGCAGGAGAAAGACCTTATTCTTCTTTCTGTCTACCTGCAAGGATGATGAGCAGATGTCGTATTCACCGCTTATGCAGCGCTCGATAACTACCTCGTTATTGCTTCTGTCGCGTCCCAGCCGGCAGGCGAAGGGTATGCCGAACAACGTGAAGTAGAACCGTCCGTCCTCTGCCTTGTGGATATTGGAAATAGACTTCGCACTGAACGGCATGGGGATATCCTCTTTGTAGCTTCTTACCGACGCCTTGCCTTTGAGGATGTCCGGAAGCGTTTCCTTGAATGTCTTGCATACCGCCTGATTGAGGCAGGTGTAGATGTCGGAAGGCACCTTGCCTTTCAGGATGTCCGACACAATACGGTAGGTGATGTTCTGCTCACTCATGCCCTTGCCCTCTTTGAGGATGTCCTTCACATAGAACTTATCCTGGATGTCGTCCTTGATATAGACGAAGTCCCTGACGTTCTGCTGCACGTACTTATGGGCTACGATGATATTCGCCGCCTTGCGTACCAGACAAGACCAGTTGTAGATGGTCTCATAGAATCCCTTCTTGAGGTCTTTGTCCTGCTCGGAAACATACACCTCGATTTTTCTTGTTACTACCATAGTTCTTTAATTTTTTTTCTCGGATTTAAAACTTAGTGCTGCTTTTTTTGGAGAGTCCGTAAGGCTCTCTTTAAGGTGTAGCAGCACACCCGTTAGTTATTAAATATGTTTACTGTCCCTTTTAGTTGCATCGGTTACAGAGTGCCGAAACCCCTGCTTAAGGACGTGCAACCGCCCCGAAAGTTTTCAGAAAACACCTATTCTTCTTCGTCTTCGTCGTCTTCTGCCGTCTGATGCCGCTGGAAGGCGGTGAATGCCGGACAGCTGACGCATTTTCTGTCGCAGTTCTTATGCCTGTCGCAGAAATCCTCTAAAAGTACGTTACTCATATCTTTACAATTATCTTATAGTTACATCTATAACTATGTGTCCTTACAGTCCTTGTCTTCTGCCTTGCCTTGACAAGATTCACATAGTTAATGATATCCAGCCCGCTCTTGAACGTCTCCAGGAATGCCGTCCGGACGTAAAGCACCATCTGCGGCTCTCTTGAACCCGTACTCTCTTCTTTCAACACAAACGTCCATGCCGGAACATCCTTTCTTTGGGACTTCTTGAAAATCCTTCTGGCATACTCTTGGTAGTCGTCCAGATTCAAGTCCACCATGCTGTCTTCGTACCACCATTTGACGGGCGTATAGTCCCTTGTGTCTACCCTGCCATACATGTTCTTCATATGGCGGATAGTGATATCCTTCTCTTCTATAGGGCGTTTAAGCTCGTATTCTTTCTGCCATACGCAGCATCCGATAGGACCGAACACCCTGCAGGAGATATTATACAGCTCTCTGTCGTATCCCGCAGTCGTTGCCACCATGGTCTCTGTAGCGTCCGTGCATAGCAGATACGTTCTGCCCTGCTCTGCCGCCAGCCTGTACCTGCCGCCCAAATCACGGAAGTCCGACGGCTTGGTACGGAACTCTTGAACACCGCGAGACACCATTATCACCTTATCTCACCTTCATTACATACGAGAATGTCACCTACTATCACATCGGTAAATCCCGTCATCAAAGTACCTATGTCATTGATGGGGAGTTTCATCAGCTTACCTTCTTCGTTGACGACCATCACAGAGCCTTTCGGAGCACCGGTAAGCACGGGTACAATCTCTATGTATCCGCCTACGAAGCCTTGCAGCTCGTCTAGCTTGAAGTCAGTGCCGTTCTTCGGAAAGACTTCTTTACACCTGCCATTTGTCTTGTATAGTGTTGCCATCTGAAAAATTACGCAGTGTTTACCGAGCTGCACCGCTCTTCTAAGTTTGACACTGCAAAAGTAGTTATTTTATTTTAAACCACAAAATATTTCGATAGTTATTTTATTTGCTTTAACATTATTTATGTTTTTGGCAAATTTCGTCTGCCTACATATTTATAGCAGTATGCGTGCGCGTCATAGGTGTCTGACTTCCTGAGTCCGAGTTCCCTGGCTTTATTGCCCACGGTGGTAGAGCTGCATCCAATCCTTTCCGCTATGTCGTCAAGGGTGTTGTCGGGATACATTGTCCTGAGGATTTCCAGCATCTTCTCCGTCCATATCATCTTCTTTCTCATACGCCATTCTCCAGAAAGTATACCGCCACGCTGGCACCGCTAGGCACCAGTCTTCTTCTCACCTTGATATCCAAGCCTTGCTCCCTGAGGTTGTAGATGCGTGCGCTGAGGCGCGTGCATCCGAACATCCTGATGGCATCCCACGACGTAATCTCGTTGCCTTCCATAAGCCACGCGCGAATCTTTGCATTCTGACTCGCACAGTCCGGTAAATTTTTATTGTCGTCCATAGTCATTCTTTGTTCGTCAGCGTCCTTATAATATCCACAAGCGTCTTTCCGCTGACCCATTCGCCAACGGCAATACGCTTGGGCTGCTCGTTCTCAAGTCTCAGCTTCTCCATATCCATGTCATGCTCAAGGTCTTTCTTCATGTCGTCATACGTCTTCCTGACTGCCTCACACTCTGCCTTCATGGTGTCTATGGTGACATAGCCTTCCTTGTCTACGACATCGGTACCGGGAAGGTACGCACACTCATAACAGCAGCTAGTCTCTGTCATGTTACACACGTGGATGACGGCCTGCACTCCGTCGTCAAACTTCACAAAGAAGCACCCTGCATGCGGGTAGGTCTTCGGGTCGTTAAGAATAGCATTAGTAGGTAATTCCAATACTTCCAGCTCTACAAAAACTTTCTTCATACACATACTGTATTTATTTATAACACTTTTATCATTAAATATTCGTGCTCGTCTGACGAAAGAATATCAAACCCCAATCGCCTGTACCACTCGCAAAGCCAATCCTCTTCTTTATTTACTGCCAACTCCAAAAAGTGCATCTTCTCATTTCGCGCATAAGCATGGCAGAGATTCATCAGCTCTGTGGCATAGCCTTTCCTGCGCTCCCTGCTATCTACTACAAGCCCTTTGACGTAGCCGACATACGGCATATTCTCATCGAACTGCAACTCGACAGTACCTACACCATTTTCTAATATAATAGTGTAATTGTTTCCCCACCACCAACGGGTATATATCGCTCTATGCTTCATATTCTATCTGCTCTATGGAAAGGCTAGTATCCATCTTCTGAAAACAGGGAATCGGAAAGCCCGTTACCGCTCCCCTCATCCCCTAACGTCCTACTATGCAAAAATGACATCCCTTATTCGTCAATGTAACGGAATTGACCCTGCAAAGATAAGAACTTATTTATTAATTCACAAATCCTTTCGCGCTTATTTTATCCGCTTTAACATAGTTTAATAACTAATATTTTGTTTATACAATAATAAACACTATCTTTGCACCATGAAACTAGCTATTGTAGGCAGCAGGCATATTACGGACATCATTCTCGAAGGGTATATCGCAGAATATCCGGACGAGATTGTCAGCGGCGGTGCGAAAGGCATCGACACGCTGGCGAGAGAATATGCACAAAGGCATGGCATACCTCTCACAGAATACCTTCCCGACTATGAAAGGTACGGACGCAGTGCACCGATAATCCGCAACAAGAAGATTATAGAGCACGCAGATAAAGTCCTCGCCATATGGGACGGCAAGTCAAAAGGCACGCTATCCTCCATCAATTTCGCCAGGAAGCTAGGCAAAGAAGTAACAGTGATACGGATTTAACCTACTTCTTATTATTGACACCGGCAACAACAAACAGATTCCTATCCTTTAAGAGGGTTATCATAGACTGAATAGTAATACCCGTTGTTATTATGTCATCGTAGATAATGATATTCCTCTCCTTAATGTCTTCCCTTAACGTGAACTCCGGCGAATACCTGTCCCTGTTCTTGCATATTACGGCATCCTCATAGAATGTTATCCCTAATTCCGCTGATATCACCTTACATACCTCGGTGGCGAAATGCCATTCCTTGTTCCTTCTCTTCGGAGTCGTTATGATACACCAGCCATCGGTATCGACAAGCCTCAACAAACCTCTGATAAAAAGCTCTGCCTTCATGGCGAAGAGCCTTACATTATCCGCAACCTTTAGTGCCGACATAGGATAGCCGCCAGGTGTTCTTCTAAAAGAACTGACAAACATACCCCACGTCCTCTTGTGGACGGACGGATAGTCCCCCAGGTCACACAAAGGCTCTATGCTGTTTCCCCTATTCAGAAATGCCGTCATAGTTTAATAAACTCCTAAATCTTCCTTTGTTACTCGCTTCGGATGCATCACCTTACCTTCCAGGCAGCCAAGGACATAATAGCGTGCTGCATCGATAAGGTGGTTGTCGTGGTCTTCCGGCATATTTGTATACTCACCGAACTTGTCTTTTGCATAGACATAGTTACGCAGCTCCTCTATCAGGTGTATGGAACGCTTCGTGACATAGATTTCCATATCAAGCATCTTCGCAAGTCCTGCAAGGATGCTACCGGCACTCTTGACAACAGGGTATATGACGTGTCCGCCAAGTGTTATCTCGTCTATCAGGCGCGGGTCGGCAGATTCCGAATATACGAAGCCGTCATCACCATTCTCTGCCTCCTGTCGTAACTCACGGATAATATCACCGCTAGTCATCCCCGTCCTATAGCAAAGCTCATCAAGGTACAACCTGTTGTCTACTATTCCACACCGCAATATACCTGTCGGGTCTTGTGAATATCCAAAGTCCATTGCCCTTGCCACCTTCTTTGCATATGCCGGGAACTCATCGACAATACCATATTTCTTGAATACCGCACCTTCTGCGACATCCGCCCACCGTCCCATCACGATATGTGCGTACCGCTCAGGATTCTTGACCTTCATATCAAGGATTTCCTTCAAGAACTGCTCGGAAAGGTTCTCGATATTGTCAAGATAGCTGGTATGTATGTGCAGCACATTGGGATGCGTGCTTATCTGCACCGGCACTCCATCAAAATACTCTATCCTATGGGTGTCTTTTATAAACCGCTTATAAACCCAGTGGTTGCTGTCACAAGGGTTCATAATGATAATAACCCTGTTCTGCAGGCCTTTGGTACGGATGGAGAGCATAATCCTTTCAAACTCATCCTCCGACACCCACTCCTCGGCCTCATCAACGACAAACGTAGTGATACCTTGGATGGACTTCAGCTTGGCCGTCTGGTTGCCACTGGAAGTATGAATACCACGGAACATCACCCTTGACTTGGTCATAGTATTCACAACATCGTTGGCAGACTTATGGAAATACGACTGCGTGCCGTCCAGCTCCACCTTTTCCAGGAACTCAGGAATGACGGAAATCTGGGCAGATGTCATAGTATAGCGCGTAAACAATATCTGGTGCGCTATCTTCTTTGCAGGATTATACTCAAAGGTAAGACGCTCAATGAATGTACCGGCGTTGAAAGATTTTCCTGAATTGTGTGTGACAGTACCATCAGCATGTACATATCTCTGGTTTCCGTCAAGATGTATTCCACACCATTCCCCATCTTCTATCTGCCTTATTCGTAATGACGACTGAGAGAAAGTCCTATCTTTATAAGCATCACCTTTATGTGCTATCTTATGCGACACTTTACAAGGGATGCGCCACAAATCACCACTGATAGACACCCGATAGACAATTCCGTATTCCTTGTCGTATATCCTCGCTTTCTTTGTACTTATTTTTGCACGGAAGCCAAGAGTGCTTGCTATTAAAGCCACGCTTTTTGCTATCTGCTCATTCTTCTGGATAAAATCATAAGCCCATCCGTCATAAGAGCCATCGGTATCTATCAGTCCTGCCAATAGCTGCAGCCTGACGTCTTCGGAATTGGATACATAGCACTGAGGGATATGTTTATTGTCTATAAGATTGTATTTCTTCAAGCAATTCAGAAACTCATTATCCCCTGCCTTGCCACAACCAGACAGCCTATATCCTTTTGCCTTGTTCTTCCCACTACCTTTTTCCTGAATAGAAATATGCAGATTATGCTTTTCTGCGTAATCATAAAGATAATCCACTATTTCCTTGTCGGGAGTCGTTATCTGCGGAAACATAGCAGTACCATCTCCAAGCCATAATCCCAACATGTATGGTTC